CAAATCAATCCTCGAAGAGCGGGGATATCACAAAAAGGCCTTCGCCGACTTTCGCGCTATGCACGCGATGTCCGACGAGAAGTTTGCGGATTACTGGCGCACCTTCAAAGCCTGCGTCGACGCTTACAACGTGGAAGCCGAAAGCCGCATCCAGGACCTCCTCGATCGCAAGGGCGAGGACACAAGCGGCATGGAAGCCGACATGGCGGCCGAATGATGATAATTGCGGCGTTGGATTTGGCCACAAAGACCGGCGTCGCGGTTGGCCCCCTTGGGGGCCGACCAGAGCTGTGGACGCTCGATCTCAAGTCAAAGGGTGAGGCTAAGTTCCACGCAACCCGCCTGATGCAAATCCAGGGTCTGGCCCACCAGCTGATCGCGGAGCATGGCGCCCGGTTCATCGCCATCGAGAAGCCATTTGTCGCTGTCCACAACAACTGGGAGACAACCCTGCTGACAATCGGGCTGACTGCCAACGTCCTCAGCTGGGCTGAGCGCAAGGGCATCGCGGTCGACATCATCCCGGCCCAGACCGTCGCCAAGCACTTCACACGATCCGGCAAAATGAAGCGCGACGAAAAAAAGGCCGCAATCCTTGCTGAGTGCCAAGCGCGCGGATGGGCGCCAGGGGATGACAATCAGGCCGATGCGGCAGCGCTGTGGGATTTCGCCTGCACAAAACTTTCCACGGAGTACGAGGCAACGAGCGGACCGCTTTTTAGAGGAGCACAAAAATGAGCAGCGAAACCTGCCCGCGATCAGGATTTGTCTACGTCCTGTCAAACCCGGCAATGCCCGGGATTGTGAAGGTAGGTAAGACATCCAGGGACGTCCCGGTGCGTGTCGCCGAGCTGTTTCAAGCTGGTGTGCCAGTGCCTTTCGATGTGGTTGGCTCCGTCTATTCACCTGACTGCCATGTCCTAGAGCGACGATGCCACGCTGGCTTAGGCCGATACCGCGTTGATGCTGGGCGGGAATTCTTCCGATGCTCTTCTGAGAAAGCTATGTGCATCGTGAACGATGAGCATCGTCTTCACATCGAAGAAATGATTGACGCTTATCTCCCGGATCATACCCCGGTTCCGCATGACGATTTCATTGATACTTCGTCCTTGCGGATCCTCGCCGAAGAATTCGAAGTAAGCTTTGGACAGCTCTGCGACCTACTTGATGAATTGGCGCCGGAAGATCTTCTGAGGCTCCAAACCAAAAGGGATTTACGTATCGCCAAGTTAGATGCCGAGCTAAAAAAGCGGGAAATGGCCGCCAATGTGTAAGCACCTTGTTTCGCTTGTCTACACAAAGAGAGTTGGTTCCGCGACGAGAAAGGCCGTCCTTGGCTATATGGCGGATCGCGCCAGTGATGGTGGCGAAGGCATTTTCTCCAGCAAAGGAAGAATAGCAAGGGAGACGGAGCTTTCGGAAAGTTCAGTCAAGCGAACGATAAGAGACTTTATCGCTGAGGGTTTAATCTACGAGGTCGGGCATAAGCGCCACGCGAATGGCGTAACGGTGATTTATGCGATCAACCCTGCCGCTGTTCAGTCGCTTCCAGATGCAAAGATTGAGGCTGTCGCGATAACCCCGGCCACATTGGACCCCGGCCACGGTGAACCCCCACCCCGGTCACCCAAAACCCCCACCCGGGCCACCCAGAACCCCCACCCCGGCCACGGTGGCCCCCAAACCACCTTGAACCACCATGAACCACCAAGAACCACCCCCCATCCCTCCGATGGTGGGGCTGGGGAAGGCGGGAATGATCCCCAGCAGGTTCTTCCTGCTCTCAGCGATCAGATCGCCTTGGTTAAATCCAAGTCGCCCTTCAAGGGCGGGCTGGCTGATGGATGCCAAAGCATCGACGAAGAATTCGAGACGGTTTGGAAGCATTACCTTCGAAAAGTCGGCAAAGGCGACGCCCGCAAGAATTGGAAAAAAGCCAGAAAGAAAAAGACCTTTCCGGAAATCTCACATCCGCTTGGACTTTTCATTCGACTGCAGCGCGGAACGGAGCTGAGAAGCATCCCCCATTTATCCACATGGCTGCATCAGGAGCGCTGGGACGACGAGCAAACGCACGCCCGGAACCGGGCCGAGACGACATCCGACCGGCTAGACCGGCTTGGCGAAGTTTTCACAAAGGACGGGTGCGATCATATCCCGGGTCCACAGCGCACACTTCCAGAAATTGAGCTGAGGTTCGACTGATGTACGGATTGAGCTACGAGCAGCGCAAACGTGCGGTCTTTGAATTTCTCTATCGCAAAGACGGAGGGCTTCTGCGCAGGTACCGCGCTCCAGAGCACCTTTCGGACGACGCGATGCGCGACGAGGTCAACCTGCTGGTCGAGGACATCAACCGACTGATCCCGAACGAGCAGACTGAGAGCGACCTGCGGCTGCTGTTCCAGGAGATCAACACCGCGATCCGCCGCCGCCATGGCGCGCAGGGCTGGCCACCGGCGAAGATCTTCATTGCCGCCACCGAGGACGCAGTTGCCGAGGCCGCGAAAAAGAAGACCGCCAACGCGCCAGCGGGTGCCTCGAGCCTTGATCCCTACGAGATCACCTCGGCGAAGATGCGTGCCGGGGAGCCGGTGTCTGAAGGCCATCTTTGGGGCCGCGAGGCGGTCCAGCTTATCGTCCGGGGCCTGATTGACCAGACCACGATGGAGAGCTACCGGACCGGTGCGTTTATGGCCCGCAAGGGCCAATACGGCGAGCAGGCCGCCATTCAGTGGGAGGACGCGGCAAAGCTCCGGCAAAGTTCTGCAAAAAACACCTACCACCAGCGCAAGGACGACGGTCGCCCAATCGACCCTGAAATCCTGCGCCGGTTGCAAGCGGACCTCGACGCTGTCGCGGGCGCAATGGACCGACGTTGTTACGCAATGCGTCGGTCGGCTTAAACAGGAGGGGCGTCATGACCAAGCTGGTCTCAAGCATCTACCACAAAGGCCCCAGCGAGTTTGAGGCAGAACGTCGGCAACGGATCGTCCGCGATCAAAGCGAAAAGGCGTGGCGCGAGCGTGGCATCGCCGTGATCCCGGTCGACGATCTGGTCAGCGATTGGGACCGGCAGGCAGTGACAAATATTGCGACCCAACTTTATGGAAGGCGTCTCAATGCCAAGTATTGACCTGCGCACGATAAAGGACACTCCGAGAACGTGGACACCAGAACTAGTTCGTGACCGGATGATCGAGGCGGTGCGGTGGGCGCGCTACACTGCGGGGCCGACCGGCCCGGCACCGATCCGGTCGCTGATGCCAGGCTATCGCGCGAGCCTCGAGGATCACCTTGCTGAGGGCTGGGGGCTACCAGAGAGAGCAGATGGCGTGGATGAGGCTGAGCGGGCGATCCATCTGCGTATGCCGCCTGAACGTGTTGATCAGATGATCTGGGTTCTCGACTGGTGTCGTCTCTACCTGGCAAAGGATCGTCCGGGCGATGCGGTAATCCTGAACCTGTGGCTGCGGTGCCGGGTGTACCGCGGCAACTTTGATACAGCCCTAAAGCGCCGCAGCTTTGCGATGACGCGCCGCCATGCTTACCGGATGCGCGACCGCGCACTGGCGCACATCTCGCAACGCCTCGACAAGGAGGGCTTTCGCCCATGACCGGTAAACGCCGCGATACAATGCGCCGCCTTAACCAAGACCCTGATTTTGCGACTGCACGCAACGAGCGCGCCCGCGCACGGTTTGCTGCGGATAACAAACGCCTGCAGAAGCTGGCAAACATCGCAAAGCGCGGCTGTGAGGTGCCCGCCCGCCTTGAAGCCGATTGGAGGGCACTCAAGCAGATGAAAATTACCAACCGTGAAGCAGCGGGGTTGTTGAACATATACTGGCTTGGTGATCCCGAGGATGAGGCTGACGCGCAATGGGCATTTCACCGGGTATGCTGTGTTGTCGATGAGTTGATCGACCGAATTGAGACCAACCGAAAGATCGACGCGGATGTTGCTTACGATCTGATTGAGCTGAGCAAAAACATCAAGCGCATCCTGTCGTGGAACAGCAACAACCACAGCGACGGCGCGGCCAAGTGAGAACGCACACCATCACGTCTGACCGCAGCGGCTGAAATCATCGTGTGCGACGTTGGTGCTGGATGTGGCAAGGCACAGCATCGCTGCAAATCGAAGCGACGCTGATCTGCAGTGGTGATTGTGACATAATGATCGTTAGGTCGCGGACTTTGAGATTTTGCCCATATCGGCTGTAAACGTTGAGCAAAGTACACTTGGCAAAAGTTATCCCATCGTTAGGTCGCGGGTTGCGAACGTTGCGGAAACCCCGGCAAATCAGCCATAACTCGTGAGTGGGGACGACAAGCGCTTGCAAATTGCTTAGAGGCGCTGATCGCGCTGCTGGCCGCAGTGGTTTAGTTCATCATACCACCCCAGCCTGGGGTATGCTGTCGGGACTCCAGTACCCCTGCCAGAGCCTCCTGACCCCCACCCCTTGGGTCCCCTTCGGGCTATGAGATGTATGCGGCGCGCCTTGGCCCGATATTCGCGCGTTTTTTCTGCTTTCAAAAATCCATTGGAGTTTACATTGGCCAGCCATTCCGCACCCGCCTCAAGCCGCCTTGATGCGGCGCGTTGGCCGGCTTCCAAGATCGAGATGTGGCCCGTTGCCGACCTCGCACCTTATGTCAAAAATGCGCGGACACACCCCCAAGAGCAGGTTGATCAGATAGCTGCATCGATGGAGCGGTTCGGGTTCACGATGCCAATGCTGGTCGCGGAGAACGGCATAATAATCGCGGGCCACGGCCGGCTGATGGCAGCCCTGCAGCTTGGCATGGCTGAGGTGCCGGTGATGATCGCCCGGGGCTGGTCGGACGAGGATCGCAGGCTTTACACATTGGCCGACAACCGGCTGGCGGAGACGTCGGAGTGGGATCCAGAGACGCTGCAGATCGAGTGGGACGAGTTGCGTGCCCTGGGTCTTGGCGATGATCTGTCGATGATTGGGTTCTCCGAGGATGATCTTAAAGACATTTTACCCGCAGCGCTGGTTGAGGTGGCAGGTGGGTTGACCGACCCAGATGATGTGCCAGAAGTTCCCGAAGCCCCGGTGACGCGCCCTGGCGACCTCTGGATCCTCGGCAACCACCGGTTGCTCTGCGGCGACAGCACCGTTGCGACAGACATTGAGCGGCTCCTTGGCACAGTGAAACCTCTGCTGATGGTGACAGATCCACCCTACGGTGTTGGGTACGACCCCAGTTGGCGCAACCAGGCGGGTGCTGCAAAAACCAAGCGCACCGGTAAGGTGCTGAACGATGACCGCGCCGATTGGCGTGAGGCTTGGGCGCTGTTTCCAGGCGATGTCGCCTATGTTTGGCACGGTGCGTTGCACGCAGCGACCGTGGCCGAAAGTCTTGAGGCGGCTGGCTTCAACATTCGATCGCAGATTATCTGGGCCAAGGAGCGGCTGGTGCTCAGCCGGGGCGATTATCACTGGCAGCATGAACCGGCGTGGTACGCTGTCAAAAAGACTGGCAAGGGCCACTGGGCGGGCGATCGCAAGCAAACGACGCTCTGGCAAATCCCGAGCAAGGATCAGGATGCTAAGACGTTACATGGGACGCAGAAACCCGTCGAATGCATGCGGCGACCGATCTTGAACAATTCAAGCCCGGGCCAGGCTGTGTATGAGCCGTTCATGGGGTCGGGCACCACGCTGATCGCCGCCGAGACGACGGGGCGGGTCTGCTACGGGATCGAGTTAAACCCGGCTTACGTCGATGTCGCGGTGGAGCGATGGCAACAGTTCACTGCTCGAGAGGCGCAATTGTCGGAGACGGGGCAGAGCTTTGAAGACATCAAACTGGAACGGAAGGTACCTGTTGCGGCGTTTGTTTGAGTGATGGGGTGCATAGACATAGGTTGGCATTTTAAGCTGCGGTATGATACCTTCACACCAGTGTTGTTGATCGCTCCAGAGGAAATCAGATGTCTGCCATTCAAAAACGGACTGTCAGCCTGCCACAAGAGCATGCATCGTTTATAGACCAACTCGTGCAATCAGGTGCTTATGGCTCTGCTAGCGAAGTCGTACGCGCTGGTTTGCGCGCCTTGCAGGAACGCGATTCGGCCGTGGAGCGTTGGTTGCATGATGAAGTCGCTAGGACCTATGACGAGGTTATGGCCAGTCCAGATCGCGTTGTCCCTGCCGAGACCGTTCGAGAACGCTTGCGCGCCCGACATGTTGAGCGGTATGCCACCGAACAATGAAGGAACGCGCGGTTGTATTCAGCCTAAAAGCTGAGGCTGAATTGTAGGAATTATACGAATGGATCGTGGCTGCGGCACCTCCCGACATTGCCTTTGGATATGTGACGCGGATTGAAGCATTTTGCCAAAGGCTTGGCATCGCATCTAAACGGGGCCTTTCTCGTGATGACATCAGGCCCGGCTTGCGCATCCTTGGTTTTGAGCGCCGCATGACGATCGCGTTCATCGTTGAGCCTGACCGCGTCGTAATCCTGCGCCTGTTTTATGGTGGACGTGACTGAGAAACGCTGTTGAGTTGATCCTCAATTCGCCCGGTACACCCGCCCGCGGCCTGCAACTTTCTCGGAGCTGACGTCGAGGCCGAGCTTTTTCTTCAGGATGCCCGACAGGCCCCCTCTGATTGAGTGAGCTTGCCACTCAGTTGCCTCGGCCATTTCATCGATGGTGGCACCGCCCTCGCGGCGCAGCATTGTAATCAGCGTGGCGAGCTTGGTCTGCCGCTTGGTCGGTGTGCTGTCGTTCGGTTGGTCGTTGATCTGGGGCTGTGCAGTCACGGTGTGCTCGGGCTGTACGACGGTTTGGGGATTGATGGTCATGACCCAGCGGGCTCCGTGGGGCTTGGCGATTGGAAATGGCGGTGGCGGTTGTTTCTGGATGCGAATGCTGGTCACAGGACCCTTGACTATGATCTGACGCCGAGTGGGGGTGGCCTTCACAGAGCATAATGCGGTGCCGGATAGGAGTGCTCGAGCCCCCCGCGCGTGGGAACGATTCAAAGGGCGTAGGTCGATCATTCTGCGTCCTGCGTCGTGGCGACGACCGCGAAATGCTGCACCCAACCAGTGAGATACGGCAGGCCTGTGGGGATGCCTGGGTAACCGTCAAAGTGGCAATAAATATGGGTCCATTCCTCAGGCCCGGTCTGAATGGCGATTTGGGCGCGCGTGCTCATGGTGCGGTCCTTTCTCAAATCAGTTGCAGGGCCGTCAGCAGCGCGCTGGTGGTGGCAAGCTGGCTGGTTGGCACTTCGATCTTGAGGTGCGAGATCACGTCCGACGCTTGGGCAGAAATGCCCTCTTCGCGCAGCGCGGCCTCAATGGCCTCGGCGACGGTGTTTGGGCGCGAGTGGTCGAAATGTGCGGGCAGGGCGTCGTGGTCGATGCGGATGGTTGTTGTGGCGGTCATGGAGGGCTTCCTTATTTACTGTCAGTGATCAGAGCGAGAAGAACTGCGGCCATGCCGCCGAGGTACTCGCCGCGGCGAAAGACGATCTCGTCAATCTGGCCTGCATCATTGATGCTGGGATCGACTGCCAGGCTTTGAGCATGGTGCGGCATCAGGCGTTGGGCTTGGGCATTGTAGCGGGTCGCGAGGGTCATGGGCGTGTCTCCGTAGTAGATGTCGCAAAGCGAAAGGGTCGTGGTGATTTGCACGAAAATTGCGTCGCGGATGCGCTGCTTGGTAACTGTATGTTTGCTCTTGTGCTGACGCTTATCAACCAAAATAGACCTAAAAACATGGGCTTAATCGGATGATAGATGAACAGGCAAAGCCGAAGGGGAACACGCTATCAGTGAACCAAATCGCTGCATTGTGTGGCCGCAGCAGACAGTGGGTGTTCCAGCTGGTGAAGGCTGGCTTTATCGCCAAGCAAGCGCATGGCAACTACACGCTGGTCTCGGTCGTCAGGGGTGTCGTTGATTATTACGAGGACCTGCAATCAAAAAGCAGCAGGGTCGCTGCGGCCAGCCGCGCGACCGACGCCCGGACCCGAGAGATTGAGCTCCGCATCAAGGAGCGCAGCCGGGATTTAATCCCGATCGAAGATGCACGGGCAGAAATCGCTGACTGGACGTCCGCTTTCCGGGCAGAGCTACAAGGCCTTGCCGCTCGGTTCACGCGCGACATGCAGGAGCGCCGCAGGCTTGAGCAGGAAATAGATGGCGCACTCGAACGACTTTCTCGGCGGACCACTCAAGCAGAGCAGGCTCTCGCGGCTGGTGAAGGCGCTATTGCGGCCGAGCCAGAAGCGTGACCCCGCAGAGTGGGCGGCCGCAAACCGTGTTTATCCTGAGACGGCCGGCATCCCTGGTTCGCGCGATCCCTGGCTGACACCTTACATGGTCCCGTGGTCGGCGGCGGTGCACCAGGGTGGATACCGCCGCATCGTGGCCGTGACCTCGGCGCAGTCGGGCAAGACAGACAGCATGCTCGACATCATTGGCGCGCGGCTGGACCAGCGGCCAGCGCCGATCATCTATGTGGGCCCGACCCGTGAGTTTTTGACCGATCAGTTCGAGCCGCGCCTGATGGGGCTTTTGGATGAGGCCGAGAGCCTGAAGAACAAGGTCGTCCGCGGCCGGCGTATGAAGAAAACCCTCAAGCATGTTGCCGGGGTGCGCATTCGTCTTGCCCATGCAGGATCATCCTCGGCGCTGAAATCCGACCCGGCCGCTCTGGCGCTGATCGACGAGTTCGACGAAATGATGGCCAATGTGAGAGGGCAGGGCGATGTGCTGGGTCTGGTTGAGGCCCGGGGCGAGACATATGCCGATTTTGTCACCGCGATCACCAGCACACCAGCGAGGGGCCTTGTGGAGATTGCTGTGGATGAGGACACCGGGCTTGAGTTCTGGGCGCGGTCTGCGCCTGAGGATTTGGAAAGCCCGATCTGGAAGCTGTTTCAGGAAGGCACACGGCACCACTGGGCGTGGCCTTGCAAGCATTGTGACGAGTATTTCATCCCGAGGTTCAAACAGCTGCATTGGCCTGATCGTGCCACACCCTCGCAGGCAAAGCGTGACGCCTATCTGAGCTGTCCGCGCTGTGGCGGTATTCACACCGAAGACGACAAGCGCTGGATGAACCAGCGCGGCCATATGGTGGCACCGGGCCAGGGCGTGGCACTGGTCAACGACAGTCCTGTTGTCAGCGGTGCGCCTGAGGAAAGCTCCACCCTGTCGATGTGGACCTCGGGGCTGTGCTCGCCGTTCGTGTCATGGGGTCAGCGGGCGGAGACCTATCTGACCGCGCTGCAATCTGGCGATCACGACCGGATGCAGACGGCCATGAACGCCAGCTTTGGCGAGTGCTATTCGATGATTGCCTCGGGCGACGTGCCCGAATGGCAGGAGATCATGGAGCGCCGCTTGCCGTACAGGGCGGGCGACGTGCCCATAGGCGGTCTGCGGCTGGTGATGGGCGTTGATGTGCAAAAGTTCTCGCTGGTGTTTGTTATGCGCGCCTTTGGTGCGCGTGGCACATCATGGCTGATCGATGCAGGCCAGCTTTACGGGCCGACCGACAGCGATGAGGTCTGGTCGCAGCTGGCAGAGCTAATGCTGCAGCCAGTGGCGGGCATGCAGATCGAAAAGGTGTTTATCGACAGTGGGTTTCGCCCGGACAAGCCCGAGCTTGGCAACGAGCATAAGGTCTATGAGTTCTGCCGCAGATACCACTGGCTGTGTTGGCCCACCAAGGGCCGCGATGTGATGACGCCACCCTACCGGGTCTCAAAGATCGAGGCCAAGCCTGACGGTAAGCGCGCGCTTTACTCGGTCAATCTGGTTTTGCTATCGACCGATTTTTTCAAATCACTGGTGGTCTCGCGCATTCGCACGCCGATGGATGTGCCAGGCGCATTCTTTGTCCACAGCGAGGTGACTGAGGATTACTGCAAGCAGCTGACCTCGGAGGCGCGCATGGTTGTGGAAGGCCGGCCCAAATGGGTGAAACGGTCGCGGCATAACCATTTTTTAGATTGTGAGGCCATGTGTGCGGCCATCGGTTACACGCTCAACGTTCAACGCATCCCCGAGGGTATTGCGCGCTCAGAGCAGGCAGATCCTTCTTCTGGCACCTCTGACAGTTCCACCCAGGGTGATCAGCCGCCATCATCAGAGCGCACTTACTCCCGAGGCTCGGGTGATGGCGCACTTCGAAAACGCTTCTCGCATGCGGGCAGCAGACTGAACAGGTAACCGCATGTCCATTATCTCGAAGGTCCGCGATCTGATCACGGGTTCACCTCTGCCTGCGCCGACCACTGGTGGCGAGGTAGCCTCTCGGCCGACCGGGCAGTACATGCGCGGCGGTCGGGGGGTAACTTTTGCAGGCTGGAAGCCAGCATTGCGCGAGGCACAAGACGATATTGCTGATGCGTGGGATGATGCTGCTGCGCGCGTGGGCGATCTTTTGCACAACAACGGCTGGTTGGCCGGCGCCGTTGATCAGGCGGTGGCCAACACGGTTGGTACAGGGCTGCGGCTTAAATCTATCCCCGAGAATGAGACTTTTGGCATGACGGGTGTCGAAGCATCTGAGTGGTCTAAAACTGTCGAGCGGCGGTTTGAGCTGTGGGCGCGCAATGCGCAAGAATGCGATATTCAGGGCCTGCGCACCTTTGGGCAGATGCAAAGTGCGGCGTTTCGCTCATGGCTGATCACTGGCGAAATACTCGCCGAGCTGCCGTTTCGGCGCAGGCCGTGGAACCGGTATGGCACCAAGGTGCGTTTGCTGCCACCGCACCGCTTGTCGCGCAAAACCGAAAGCATGAAGCGGCTGATCAACGGGGTCTACACTGACGCTGACGGCATGCCCGTGGGCTACCGGGCGATCCGTAAGGATCTGTTGAAGCATGATGTGGAATATGATGTGCGTGCGCGCGACAGGGCAGGGCGGCCGCGCGTGATTCATATCTTTGATGGGCTGCCGGGCACGCATCGGGGTATCTCTCCGATGACGCCCGCGCTGCAGGTTGCGCGCCAGTTTGATCAGCTGGCTGATGCGACGCTGATGGCTGCGATTGTGCAAACGCTGTTTGCAGCGACGATCACGTCTGATGAGCCAACAGAGGAGGTGCTGGCGGGGCTGCTGACGCCTCAAGAGCAGGCAAAGATGGCGTCCGAGGGTGTGGCCCCCATGGAGGCTTATATCGATATGCTGGCCGGATTTTATGACGGCTCCTCGCTTGATGTTGGTATCAACGGTCGCCTTGCGCATCTGTTTCCGGGCCAAGAGCTGACGTTCCACACCAGCAACCAGCCTTCATCCAATTACAAAGACTTCTCGATGCACCTGTTGCGCGAAATCGCACGTTGCCTTGGGCTGACCTATGAGAGTGCGACGGGTGACAATAGCGGCGCCACCTATTCGTCCTTGCAGGCAGCCACGGCTGAAATCTTCGCCATTACCAAGGCGCGTCGTCAAAACATCATCGCGCCATTTTGCCAGCCGGTTTTTGAGGCGTGGCTGGAAGAGGAAATCGCCAGTGGCGGCATCGCGTTTCCGGGCGGGTATGAGGCGTTTCTGGCCAACCGGACAGCGGCCTGCCGGGCGGAATGGCGCGGGGCACCGCGCACCACCGCTGATGATCTCAAGAAAGCAAAGTCGCATGAGACATGGAAGCGGCTTGGCGTGATGTCAGACGCCATGATCTGCAATGATCTCGGCGTTGATGTTGATGATGTTTACCAACAGCTGGCCGCCGAACGGCTCTTGCGGGCCGAATACAACCTGTCTGAGCCGATGATGATGGGGGCTGCAGGCGGTGGCCCGCAAGCAATTGCAGCCAATTCAGATGCTGACGATAGCGATGAGGACAGCGATGAGGCTGACGACGAAGAGGATGCTCCATGACAACTTTGACACTTGACGAAAATGACCCCTGCGCGGCCGCAAAAGCCCTGCGCGAGGTCTACTACCGGCTGATCGCGGGTCAGGCCGCAGCGACAGTGTCGTTCACGGCGGGCCCAACAGGAGTTTCCCGCTCGGCCACGTTCCACGCGGCCAGCCCGGACCGTCTGATGCTGGTCATTCGTGGCTTTGAGGAAAAATGCGCCGCATCGCAGGGCAGATCGCCACGCCGCCGCGCCATTGCGACAGGAGGTGTCCGATGAACGATCCACCCAAAATCATGCAGGCCCCTGAGGGGCCCTCGCTGACGCATATTGCGTCGCGGGTTTTGAACCGCCCACTTTTGCTGCACCCAACCAAGGCCGAGATCATCCTGCAGGTATTGCAGGGGCGGTTGCCGATGGACGGGGCCAAGATCGAAAACCTCCGCCCGGATGCAAACCAATTTCTGGGCAACCGATACGGTGAAGATGGGCGTGCGCGCAAATACGCGGTCGCGGGCGGCGTGGCTATGATCCCGATCGTCGGCTCGCTGGTCAACCGCGGGGCGTGGATCGGGGCCAATTCCGGGATGGTGTCCTACGAGGGCATTGCAGCACAGCTGCGCGACGCGGCCGATGATCCAGATGTTTATGCTGTCCTGCTGGATATCGACAGCCCCGGCGGTGAGGCGACAGGTATGTTCACCGTCGCTGAGCAGGTCCGCAGGCTGGGGGCGTCAAAGCCGGTCACGGCTTTTGTGAACGATATGGCGGCTTCGGCGGCTTACGGCATCGCGAGTGCTGCCAATGAGATCGTGGTCTCGCCGACCTCGATTGTGGGCTCAATCGGTGTGGTGCTGACCCATCTCGATCGCTCAGGCGAGCTGGAGCAAAAGGGCGTCCGCGCGACGCTCATTTACGCAGGCAAGCACAAGGTCGACGGTAATCCGTTCGGCCCGCTGTCGGACACCGTGCAGGCTGATCTGCAAACGGAAGTGATGAAGTTTTACGACCAGTTTGTGGGGCTTGTTGCGCGGGGTCGCACCGGCATCACCAAGCAGGCCATCCGTGCGACGCAGGCGCGTACCTTCATCGGGCAGGACGGCATCGATCAGGGGCTCGCAGACCGCGTAGCCTCTCTTGACGACGTTCTGTCCAACCTCTCCACCGTGGCCCTCGGGGCTGTCAAAACAAGGAAGGGATTTGCCATGAGCAATCCAACCCAAGCTGCCGCGCAGCCTGAAACTGCGGGCATCACAGAGGCGCAGCTGAACGCTGCCGTCGATCAGGCGCGCGCGCAAGGCGTGTCGGCTGGTAAGACCGAAGCAACCGCCCGGATCAAAAGCATCCTGACCTGCGCGGCGGCCGCCGGTCGTGAATCGCAGGCCATGGGCTTTGCCTTTGAGACAAGCATGAGCGCTGAGGAAGCGATCAAGGTTCTGGGCATGGCCCCAAAAGCATCGTCTGTCGCGTCCATTGAAGATCGCGCTGCGCGTGAAAACGAGTTTGGTGGCGATGCCTCCGGCGCCCGCGCTGACCCTTCGGAAAAGGTCAAGGGTGGCTGGTCGGCCGCCGTGGCGCAAGCAAACAATCGGTTCGTTTGAGCCACAACCAGATCTGAGGAAAACACCAAATGACAGTTTTGATTGAAGGCCGGCACCCCGGCGAGTTCCTGATGACTGAGGCCAATGGCCAGCGTTCGCGGGAAAACATCACCATCGGCGGCGGTGCTGGGATCATCGCGCCGGGTACTCTGCTCGGCAAGGTTGCTGCATCCGGCAAGTTTGTAGCCTCAGCAGTTGGCGCGACAGATGGCTCGCAGACAGCTATTGCTGTGGCGCTCTATGGATGTGACGCCACCTCTGCTGATGCGGGGATTGCTGCAATCGTGCGCGACGCTGAGGTGAATGGTCACGTGTTGACCTATCACGCCGATCGCGATCAGGCCGGCGAAAAGGCATCTGCAAATACTGATCTGGCCGCTGTTGGCATTATCGTCCGCTGATCTGCGGTCTGAACGAGAAAGGACATATTTATGTCGATACTGAACATTTTCAGCCAAGACGCATTCAGCGTCATGCGCCTCACGGATGCGCTTCGTGAGATCAAATACACGGCCTCGCGCATTGGCCAGATGGGGCTGTTCCAGACCACCAGCATCGACACGCTCGATATTGCCATCGAGAAGGACAAGGAGCAAAACCGCATGCTAGTCTCGGCCAGCCCGCGTGGTGGTACGG